ATGGATGAAAAGAGACAAAAAAAAGAAATGGATTTAGAAGTAAATTCCTTTGTTCCTTTATATCAACAACTATATGACAACATAAAAAAACAAATAGCATCTGGCATATATAAACCAGGAGATAAACTTCCATCTGAAGGAGACTTATGTAAAGAATTTAATATAAGTCGTATAACTGTGAGAAATACGACTTTTTTATATAAAATAGCAAAATAACAGTGTTTGAGCAAAAAAAAAGAATGTTTTTTATCGTTTTGCCACCTGTTTGCCACCATAACTTTTTTCGGTGGCAAATTATTGTAAAATGCCCTCCAAAATATCTATTGTTTCACTTTCCATTTTACTTGTAACATGTGAATATGTGTCCATAGTGGTTGATAATTGACTATGACCTAATCTTTGTTGTATATATTTTACATTAGCTCCATTTTCTAATAATAATGTGGCATGTGTATGTCGCAAGCAATGAAAATTAAAGTTAATATTTAGTTTCTTGTTAATAGTTCTTATAGCAGCGTCAATATTGTTGTGATTTACAAATGAGCCATCTTTTTTTCTACAAACCCAATCATACTCAGTTTCTTTATACCATTTTCCAATTTTAATTTTTTGTTTTTTTTGATTCAATTTTTCCTCTTTTAATATCCTAGACAAAGTATCACCTATTTTAATATCTCTTATTGATGTTTTTGTCTTAGGTGATGCTAATTCAAATTCTGAAACTTTTCTCTTTATTAAATTTTTTCTAACTTTGATTATATTATTATCTAAATCAACATTATCCCAACAAAGACCTAATATTTCTCCTTTTCTCATGCCTGTATGAAACCCTATAAGTAGAGGAATATAGATATTTGTATTTTTAGGATATATTTCTAGTATTTTATTGAACTCATCTAGTGTTATAGTCTTGTTATCTGACTCATTTTTTACCTTTAAAACATTTTTTGGTATACTGGCATATTGAACAGGATTTTCCTTAATGAGTTTGTAAGGGTAAACAGCAGATTTTAAAGCAGCATTTAATACAACATAAATCGCTTTTAAAACTCCTTTTGTGTAGTGTTTTTCTTCTCCGTTTTGTGTGTATGTCTCTTTTGATTTATTATTTAAAAATTCTTGAATAATAGCTGGATTTATAGATTTTAGCTTACATTTACCAAGTCTAGGTTCTATATGATTTTCAATTAAATTTCTATAACTTTCCTGAGTATTGTATTTGCAATTAAGAAGTACATACTCTTTGTACCAAAAGTTAAGATAGTCTGATAAACTCATATTTGTTTCATCAAACACTATACCAGCATTTTCATATTCATTTATTGCATCACGGAGCGATTTTTCAGCTTCTTTCTTAGTGTTTCCACCAACTCTTTCTACCTTTTTTCTCTTGCCATCTACTATACCTGCATCAAAGTAGTAATACCACTTCTTTCCACGTTTTCTTACGCCGCCTTTCATAAAATCTCTCCTCTCAAAAGCTTTTTTTATGTAATTATATAATAACATATATCAATTTAAATAAAATAAATAAAAAAGACTATAAGAAACAAAGTTTTATGTTTATAATTAATAGTCTTTTTTATTTAGATACATATTTAATGTTTTTTATCACGTGATTCCAGCACTTTTTCTGCCAAATAAACAACTATTTTTTCATACTCAATATCAGTTTCTAAAGAAAAGTCAACAATAGCAGGTATCGTCATATCTCCTGCATATTTATTACCTAACCAATTTTCAATTAATTCCAATTCTTCTTTGCTTAATTCAAATTTTTTCTTTTTATTAAAACTTAAGTTCAATTTATTCACCTCAAATAATATTATATATTAAAAATAGTATTTGATAGAAACATTCGAATTATTTATGTAATTTTCTTTTTTTAATATATTCATCAGCAAAATAATTTACTAAATATTTTTCCTCCAATCCTAAAGCTATTTCTAATTCAATAAGAGCAGGGATAGTTAAATCTTTATTCTCATTATTTTCCAACCTAGAAATTTGACTTCTGTGGCAACCAACTCTTTTTGCTAACTCTATTTGTGTTAATTTCTTCTTTTTTCGTAACTCTTTTAACATATATTTAACCTACCTTTTAGATAATTTTATATATGTTAGTTTGTGTAATTTCTTGTAATAAATGTGCAATATTCGCACACTTTTTGTTGGAAATTTGTGCTAGAATGTAGTTAAGAAATAACTTTATCTAGATAAAGCAAAAATAATAGAAGCTATAAAATATAATAATATTTTACAGTTATTTTATAGTTTTAAGCTTTGAAAAAGAGGTGGTTGTAACTATTTTTAAGAACGTATGTTTCGTGGAATTAATAAATAAAATATTTTATAGGGGATGATATATTTGAATAAGACGAAATATTATGATATTTTAAAGTTAAACTTATTAATGAAAAAGTTGAAAGAATTGGATAAAAATAAAATCAATGAATATAAAATAAAAGTGAAAGAAATACATAAAATCAATAAAAAAGAGGAATGATTCCTCTTTTTTATTATATTCATTTTCAGAAATAAACTATTTTTTATTTTTTTCGTCTAGTAAAAATAATTCTGCAACTTTTAATGCTTTTTCTCTTGCGTCTGGGCTTAGCTCGCTAAATATATTAAAAACTTCTTTCATATCTTCGTCAAGATACATATTCTCAATAAGCTCCTTTTCTGTTTTAAAATTTTCAGCATCATAATCTTTTTCGTTTTTATTTATAAATAAGCTATTTCTAACATCAGTTCTTCCTAATAAATAATCTGTAGACACATCAAAATAGTTTGCATATTCTTCTATTGTACTTTTCTTAGGTTCTCTTAAACCATTTTCTATCCTTGATAGTGTAGATTTGTTTATATGTAAATCCTCGCTTAATTTGTCTAGCGAGATGCCTTTTTCTTCTCTCAATTCTTTTATCCTATTCAATTTGCACAACCCCTTTTTATATTAATTCCAAAATAGCAACTTTTATTTATATTATAGCAACAAAATTAATTATTACAATTTTTTTTGCTAAAAAAGCAACAAAAGTATTGACTATAATCACAAAACTTGATATTATATAAATATGAAGTTGCCAAAATAGCAAAAAGGAAGTGATTTAATGTACTTAAATAGATTAGAAGGATTGATGAAGGAAAATAGACACACCCAAAAAAATGTGGCAGATATATTAGGTCTTAGCTCATATGGTTTTAGATTAAAATTAAAAGGAAAAAACGAATTTAAAGCAAGTGAAATAAAAAAGATATCTAAATTATATAATGTATCTGCGGATTATTTTTTTTCAGATGAAGTTGCTAAAATAGCAATAAAAGAAGAAAGGGGCAATAAATAATGAAGAATCTAACCATAATCAAGCAAAATAATCAATTTTTAGTTGAAAGTAGAGAAGTAGCAGAATTAATAGAAAAGAAGCACGATAATTTATTAAGAGATATAAGAGGATACAAGAAGATTTTAGAGGACTCATCAAATTTGAAGAGTCAAGATTTCTTCATAGAAAGTACTTATATAAATACTCAAAATAAAATTCAACCTTGCTACTTATTAACTAAAAAAGGTTGTGACATGGTAGCTAATAAAATGACAGGTGAAAAGGGAATTATATTTACAGCGATTTATGTAACTAAGTTTGAAGAAATGGAGCGAGAGTTAAAAGAACAACAACCTAAATTACCAACTACATATAAAGAAGCACTGCAACAGTTATTAATCGAAGTTGAAGAAAAAGAGCAATTACAATTAGAAAATCAAGTAATGAAACCAAAAGCAGATTACTTTGATGCTCTAGTAGAAAGAAACTTGCTAACTAATATAAGAGATACAGCAAAAGAACTTGGAGTCAAAGAAAAAACATTTGTTTTATGGTTAATAGAGAAGAAATATTGTTACAGAGATTTAAAAGGCAAAATAAAACCTTACTCTAACAAGATGCAGTATTTTGAACTGAAAGAATTTACAACACCATACGGACATTCAGATACTCAAACATTAATAAATCCAAAAGGAAGAGAAGCATTTAGATTATTACTTATAAAGGATGGACTGGTAAAAGAAAAAGAATATCAAATAACTTTATTAGGCTAAAATTGAAAGTACTTTGAAAATTAAAGATTATGGAGGTAGTTACAATGAGCGAAGACATATTTTATGGTATAAAAAATACTCTTGATGAAATAGCAGAGGTTCAAATTAAAAATAAACAAGGTGTGTTAAAAGAAGTTGGAATGTTAATAAGTGGTGAGGACAATTCTTGTATAACGCATTGTTTAGATGAAGATTTAATTAAGTTTTACATAAAAGAAGAGGCAGTATTGACAATAGATAAAGATAGTCATTTGTTATGTATGCTTGATGCTCTATTTTATAACTTTCTTGATAAATAATAAATACAGAATATTCTTGAAATGGTGGTGAAGAAATTGGGTAATATATCTAACTTTAATTTAGATAAACAAGAAGATAAAAGTTTTAATGACCTGGATAATATATCAATTTGTTTTTCAGAAGGTATTCGTAAAGTTGTAGAAATGAATTTAAACAACTATAAAAATAAAATCTCAAAATACTTAAATGAAACTTCGAAAATAGAATTGTTGGAACCAAAAGAATTAACAATTGTTATAAGTAAAGGTTATCCCGATTATCTTATGTCTGTTGAAGAAGCAAGTAAAAGATTGAAAATAGATAAAGTATTTGGATATGAGTTAATAAAAAATGGACTTTTGAAGTCAGTTGATATAGGGGCAACTAAAGTTTCTAGTTATGAATTAGATGATTTTATAACTAGGAATCAAGGAAAAAACATCAAAGAAATGCTTAGAGAAATGAAAGAACTTAGAGAGGGGGTGATTTAATTGGAACTAGTAACATACAGAAACAAGCTTGTTTTACTAAAAGATGGAGAAAAGATTGCAACTATAAGTTTAAAAAGGAAATTTCTCAGCAACAGACTTAAATTAAAAATAAGATAGGAGAGATAAATTGAAAATAATTTATAAAAACAAAGTTTACAAAGTAGAACAAGACAAAAAGTTATTTAGAATTACATACTATGATGAGCAGAGAGGTAGTAAGAAGTTTAATAAAGAGAAGAAAGTAAAAAGAAGTGTTTTAACAAGAGATATAGAGTTAGTTAACTTGTATTTACCAGCACATTTAAAAATAAAATAAGCTATAAATAATTAAAGAAAAAGGTGATTAGATGGAAATAGAACAAGCAACAATACGCCTGCCTAGAGAACTTAAAGACAAGCTTCTAAAACAGGCAAAAGTTAAAGGATATACATTAAAAGATATGATAGTTTTTATTCTAAAGGATTATCTTCAAAATATTTCTCAAGAATAAATTCAATTTCTCTACCTATAGAACGCTTATCTTTTTGAGCAAGTTGTTCGATTTTCTCAAAAAGAAGTTTATTAATTCTTAGTGTAAATCTTTTATCCTCTTCACGAGTATAAATATCTTTATTAGACATATTTATCATTCCTCACATAAAATTTGACGTCTTTATGACACTTTAATAATAAAATAATATAAAAGAAAAGTCAACAAAAATGCTTGACGTCAAATATATGACATGGTATTATTAAAACAAGAAGGGAGTTGACGTCAAATATATGACAAATGAAAGAGTTAGATTTACATTTAGATTACCAGCACCATTGCTTGAAAAAATTAAAAATAGAGCATCAATAGAAGGTAGTTCAATGAACTCACTTATATTACACATACTTTGGGATTACATAAAAGAAATAGAAAATAAGGAGGTCAAATAATGGTTGAATTGGTAAAAGAATTTGATTTACAAACAATTAAAGTAGGAAATGCAGTAAAAGTAAATTGCAAAAGATTTGGTTTTGAAATTGATTGTATAGTAGTAGTAGCAACAGAAAAAGAATTAAATTTAGCATACTTTGATGAAGGTAGAGGCTGTATGGAGTATCAAGCCTTAATAACAGAAGATATTCAAGATGGTGATTATGAGATTAAAATTTTATCTTAGGAGGAAATAAAATGGCAGCTTTAATAATGGTAGGTTTATTTGCAATATGTTTAGTAGGATTAGTACAAAATAGAGATTAAGTGAAGGGGTGTATTTAGATGGAAGCAGCTAGATTAATAGCAATGGGTCAAATTAAACAGGCTGAAAAAGAAATAAGTAAATTGCAAGGTACAAAAAACAATAGTAGTTTAATGTGGTGGGAAGCCGTAAAATTTGCTAGTCAAAATATATTACAAGGGTTGGAACATGATATAGAGCTAGAAGCATCAACTGATTTTAGGGAGTTTATGATAACACAAGAAGAACTTGAAAGAGATAGACCTATAGATGTGCAGATATAAGAAAAGAGCCTATAGCGAGGCTCAATTCAAAAATAGAAGTAAAAAATTTATTAAAATAATTATAGCATAAACGGAGGGAAATTATGAGTACTTTATATGAATTAACTACAGATTTATTAGAAATAGAAGAAGGTTTAACAGAAATAACAGGAAATGAAGCTGAAAAACTAGAGGAAATAAAAGAAATAATAAAACAAGAGATACAAAATAAAAACACTAGAATAGTGTCAGTAATAATAAATATCGATAGTGATATAAACTCTATAGATTTAGAGATTAAAAGATTACAAGAATTAAAGAAGGTTAAGAAAAATAATCTTGATAGATTAAAAAGTAACATAAAGGAATGCATGGAACTACTTGGTACTAAAAAAATAGAAACAGTTTTAGGAAATATAAGTATAAGAAAGTCAGCGGGTAGCTTAGTTATAGAAGATGAAGAAAAGATACCTGCTATATATAAAACAGTAGAGCAAGTTGTAAAAGTAGATAAGAATAGCATTAAAGACTTTATTAAAAAAGGTCATGAGGTCGAAGGTTGCAGGATTGAATATGGAACTACACTAACAATTCCAAAAGCTAAAAAAGAGTAGGTGAGGACCATGGAAATTAATAATATTTACATTAAATTGATGGATGTAAGAGTTAAATTTAGTAAGTTGAATCTAAAGAAAAGTGGAGAAAATAAGTTCGCTAACTTCAAGTATTTTGAGTTAGCAGACTTTCTACCACAAGCAACTGGATTACTTGAAGAAGCTAAGCTATGCCCTATAGTGACCTTTACAAATGAATATGCAACTCTAACATTAATTAATGGAGAAAACCCATCAGAACAGATTGTATTTACTTCTCCCATGAGAGATTTACAACTTAAAGGTTCTAATGAATTACAAGCACTAGGAGGTATAGAAACTTATCAAACTAGATATTTATATATTCAGTTACTTAACATAACTGAAAGTGACACTTTTGACGCAACTAGTGGCAAAAATGAAGCTAAAAGTAATTCTAACAATAGAATTTTAACAGATAAACAATTAAGCAGGTTATATGCAATAGCAAGTAATGCAAATGTTAATAAGGAGAGCTTAAAAGAGAAAGTATTTAAGAGATTTGGAAAAGAGATAAAAGATTTAACAAAACAAGAATATGACACAATTTGTAATGCTTATGAAAAGCAAAATCAAGAGTAGGTGATATATTGAATTTTAATAATGAAACATACTTTCACATAAATTTTGACGACCCATTTACAAGAGTACCTAATACAATCCTCGACAATGAAAATCTTTCTTATTCAGCTGTAGGAGTAGTCACTCAAATGTTAAGATTTCAAAGGTCGGGTAGCCATAAAGTGTATGCAAAATCATTAATAAGCTATAGAAAAGATAGTAAGACAAAAGTAAGTAATGCTTTAAAGGAGCTTATGCAGGAAGGTTTTGTTATTAGGACACAAATAAGGGATGAAAAAGGTCAAATGAAAGGTTATAGATATGATATTTTTGATACACCTCAAAATGTAAATTCTGAAAGTGTTGAAATGACTGAATCTCAACCGTGTGCCGTTTTCCCGACTCCGGTAAAACCGGAAGCTGGTAAAACCGAAGTCGGTGAAACCGGAAGCCGGCAAAACCGAGGTCGGGAAATCGGCAACATAAAAGAAAATAGTATTAAAAAGAAAATAGGTTTAAAAGAAAATGATGTTATTACTACTGTTATTGCTGAACAATCTGAAAAAAATAAGACTGTCTACATAAAAAAATATTATGAATCTTATATAGGTGTGATTACTCCAAATAATTTTCTTCAACTACTGACTTATTTAGATGATGGAATGGAAGCTGATGTAATAATAAGAGCTATTGATGAAGCTGTAGGCAGTGGAGTTAAGAATTATAAGTATGTAAAAACAATCTTAAATAATTGGATAGAAGCAGGTGTAAAAACTAATTTAGAACTTACAGAGTATCAAAATGAGTTTGAGAGGAAGAAAAAGAATAAACAGGAGAAGAAGCAGTCTAATCATAAAAATGTGAATACTCCTAATGTGAGTAAAAATAAGTTTCATAACTTCAATGAAACCTTTACTCAATATTCACCTGACGAACTAGATGACATAATTAAGAAAAGTCAAAAGGTTAAATTTAAATAAAATTATACTTCTAGGAAGTAAATATCAATATATTACTTCCTAGAAAGGGGAGGTATAAAATGGCGAGAATATATGCACAAAGAAGTGGTTCTTTAAACGAACAAGATAGATTGGAATTATTAAGATTACTTGGGAAAGCTGGATATACAGTAAAGATTGCTAGAGAGAAGCAAAATAGCAAGACAACTTATACTTACTTTGTTGAGTATACAGAAGAGCAGGAAGAAAAATAGAAGGGGGGCTAGTTAAATGAATACAATAACTTTAGTTGGAAGATTAGTTGCAGATGCAGAATTGAAGTACCTTCCAAATTCGGGTACTCCAAAAATAACCTTTTCAATGGCAGTAGATAGAAGGTTTAAAGATAAAAATGGAAATAAAATAACTGATTTTATTCAATGTGAGCAATTAGGAAAACATGTAGAGAATTTAGTGCAATATCTTGTTAAAGGTAAGCCTATATATGCTGTTGGAGAGTTAAATATATATAATTACAAAGATGAAAATGGTTGCTGGAAATCTATTACTAAGGTTAATGTAAATGCTTTAGAACTACTTTCTAGTAAAAATGATAATAATGCTAAACAAGAATATGTACCACCAGGATTAGACCCACAAGGTTTTCAAGCAATAGATGATGACGATATACCTTTTTAATTAAGTTAAATAATCTAGGGAGTAATTATGCAATATTACTTCCTAGAAGTTAAAAAATATTGGAGGTAAATAATATGAATGAATTAGTAAAAATAACGGATAAAGAAATAGCAAAATGTATAAAGTTACAAAAAGGATTTGCAAAGAAAAAAGATTACCCTCATTTTGCGCCAAAGGATGGGATTTGCTGTAGATGTGGAAGAAATATTTATCAAAACTATGAGATAAGGTTTTTTAAAGAAGCTAGAATCTCAAAAGGATATGCTAATATAGCTGGTAAAGAACTTATAACTGGATGCCCACATTGCAGTAGAACTTTCTGTGATTAAAAATACAAAAATTATTAGGGAGTTAATATAACTATTAACTTCCTAGAAGTTAAAAAATATTGGAGGTCTAAGAGTGAAATATGAGTGTGAGAAAGTGTTCTTAGAATGCGATAAGGGAAGTTTTGAGATAAATGATACAAGAGCTGAAGAAGTAACATTCGAGGGTACAGAAATAGACAATCCATTTAAACGAGTAAAATATGAAGGTAAAGCTACTTTTGAAATAGTATCTGGATGGGAGTATCTACAAAGAGAAATGTTGTGGTTTAAGATATTGCATTTATCAGCAGTTGTAGCAAAAATAATGCAATATAAAATGTTAGGTATTTCAAAATGAGGAGAGCTGAAATGTTGGGAAAGACAGGAAAAAATAATATTAGTGTTTGTTATCAATGTAGAAATGAAGATATAAGCGAAGATGCTAGATATTGTAAGATTTGTGGAATAGGGTTAAGAGTTATGGAATTAGTGAGTGTTTTTAACTTTGAAACAGAAGAAAAAGAATTTTCATTTTTAACAGGCAAAGAATGTCTTATAGATTTTGGAGATTTAAGAGAAGGCAATATGTGTAAATTATTCTTTGAAAATTCAGAATTAAGAATTATTGGAGTAGAAAATATTTATCAAGATGAAAGAGGTATATTTATTGAAGCTGGTGAGTGTAGCTATGAAATAATATTTAAAGATTTGGAGTGGTAGAATATGGCTAAAATTTGGGTAGATGCAGGAACATTTTTAGAAAAAACTATTGATATAGAAGATATGTTTGAGCTTAATTTAAGAAAAGTAAGAAAAGCAAATGAAAATAAGAAAATAAAGCTGAAACTTAATGAATCGAAATTCAAGAAAATAAGAAAAAAATCAACTAATGATACAAAAGGCAAACCTATAAAAGTTTTTAATATTGAAACTGGAGAAGTTAGAATATTTAAAAGTGCAAAGGCTGCAAGTAAATACTTAAAGATTAGTGCAGATTATGCTAGTTGTTTAGCTAGAGAAAATAGAGTAACTAGAGAAGGTTGGAAGGCGGAATATATTCAAGAGGTGTCAGATGGTATTAGCAAATGTGGAACAAGTAATTAAGTTAGCTGAAAAGATATTAAATAAGAAAAAGTGTTCTGTTAATAAAGCTATTGATATAGCTATAAAAATATTGAGTAGATATGAGTATGAGGGGATGTTGAGAAATGAAAGTACAAATGCAGTTAACTAAAGACAAGGAGTTTTTCAAAGTTTATGTAAATTCAGAAGAAGAAGAGCTGGAGAGATTGTTTTTTGAATTTGTATCACAAATGTTAGCTTATAAAAGAAAAAATAAGAAGGTTCAAGGAGATATTGAGAAATGAAATTAAAAGATATTATAAAACTTGGAGAAAAGTATTGTTATTGCCCTAACTGTGGTAATGACAAGGTAGGAAACAATGAAGGTAAATTAATAGTTGAAGAACACACATATTATAGAGAATGTTCATGTGGGTTTAATATACTGATTGATGATAGGAAGGATGAAATCTAATGAACATGTTAGCTAGTGTGATATTAGTAATAGGAAGTTTTATAGCTGGTAGAGTTTATGAGTATAGATTGAATCTAAAAGAGTGTGAAAATTGCGACAATATGGGAGGGTTTAAGAATGAGTAAAGTTATACAATGTGACTTTTGCAAGAGCATATTTGAAGAAAATAATTTAGAATGTATTGAGCTATATAAAAAGAATGTTGAAAATGAAATGATTAACATAGATAAGCATATGTGTCCAGATTGTTATGAAAAATTCGTTGGAGAGAAAGTAGAAAAGAAAATAACTAACTTTGAAAAAATAACTAGAGATAAAGAAAGTTTAAAGGATTTCTTGTTTGAATGTGATGCAGAGTGTAGTTGTTGCATTTATGCAAATAAAGATGATTGTTATCCAACTAGTTGTGTTACAGGATGCGAAAAGTGGCTTGACATGGAGGTAGAGCTATAAAAATTTGAAGTGATGAAATAAGCAAAGAAATAGAAAGATTAAAAGAATTTTTATATACAGAAAATATCTAATTAAAACAGTTTACAGGAGGAATAGATTATGGAATATAAAGAATATGAAGATTTAAAAAATAGAGTAGAAAGTTATGAGGATTTACAAGGTAGTGCAGAGTTTGCAGGGAGAGTTATAGAAAATCTTGAGGATGTAGATTGTCCTATAAGAATAGGATTTAAGTTTCCTAACAAAGAGGATTATCAAAAGATAGACCTTGATATAGCTGCTAAAGATTCAAATTCAACTTTTATAAGAACAGAGTTAGCAAAAGCATTTAAAGAGATTTTATCTAAATATGAAATGGATATGGAAAATATGTAATTAAAACAGTTTAGAGAGTTGCAAAATATCTTTTGGTATAAATTATTGTTGAAGTGTTTTGTGACTCTCAAAAATGAAAATAAGGAGGCGTTGTATTGCTTACATTTTTAGATTTATTCGCAGGGATAGGTGGCTTTAGGCTAGGGATGGAAAAAGCAGGACATAAATGTTTGGGACATTGCGAATATGATAAATTCGCAAATTTAAGTTATAATGCCATGCACAAACCGAAGGAGGATGAATGGTTTGAAAGAGATATTAGAGAAATTAGAACAGAAAATATCCCAAGAGCAGATGTCTGGTGTTTTGGATTCCCATGTCAAGACATTTCTGTTGCAGGGAAACAATTTGGATTCAGAGGAGAACGTTCAAGTTTATTTTTTACAGTTACAAAACTTATTAGAGAACTCAAAGAAGAAGATAGACCCAAGTATTTACTTATTGAAAACGTTAAAAATCTACTTAGTGTTAATGGAGGATTTGATTTCCTCAAAGTTCTCGTTGAACTGGATGAAATCGGCTATGATGCAGAGTGGCAAGTTCTTAATTCTAAAAACTTCGGAGTACCCCAAAATAGAGAACGAATATTCATTGTTGGACATTTTAGAGGACGAAGTACACGAAAAGTATTTCCTATCGAAAGAAAAAGTGGAAAAAATCTTGAGCAACTAAATAATCCAACTCATAGTACAAATAGAATTTATGATGCAGTTGGAATTGCTAGATGTATTAGAAGTCAGGCAGGAGGTGGAGGTGCTAAAACAGGTCTATACTTTATAGACTTAAATAAAAACTCTAAAGTAACAATAAATGCTAGATGCCTTAAAGCAAAATATAATGCAGGTGTGACAAATAGAAATTGTGATAATAGTGGAGTTTTAGTTAATGCAGTTTTAACGCCCGATAGGGTAAATAAAAGACAAAATGGTCGTAGAATTAAAGAAAGCGGAGAAACAATGTTCACATTGACAGCTCAAGATAAACATGGAATTTTGAAAAATGGAGATATAAGAAGGTTAACACCAAAGGAATGCTTTAGGTTGCAAGGATTTCCGGATAAATATTACGAAAGAGCAGCAAGTGTATGCTCAGATAGTCAACTGTACAAGCAAGCAGGAAATGCTGTTACTGCAAATGTTGTATATGAAATAGCAAAAAGAATGGGCTAAAAGTTGCAAAATGTCTTTTAGTATGAATATTTTTGAAGTGTTTTGTAACTCTCAAAAATGAAAATAAGGGGGAATTAAATTGCAAAAATATAAAATTAAATTTGAGGAAAAAGTGACTTTAGAACATGAAGTTATAGTTGAAATACCAGAAGAAATAAGTATAAATGATATTTGTAACTGTATAGAACAAAAGTGTCAAAGAATATATGATATATCAGATTATATAAGAGAATTTAATGGGAGACAAATAGATTTTACAGAAGATACTTGTGGAGAGACTGAAATGGTGGTTGAATCATTTAGAAAATGCAAGGAGTGAGCATATGACTAATAAAGAAATGTGCAAGTTAAAGAATATTAATGAAAGAGAAGTGTATAAGGAATTTGGAAAAGAGATTTGTGGTAGTTGTATAAATGATAAGGGAGATTGTGAAAGTAAAGATTGTGATACAGCATATAAAAATTGGTTAGAGAAGGATGCAGAAAGATAATTATAAAAATAAAGTCAAGGTAAGTTTGTGAATGAAACTAGAATGTTATAGACTTACTTTGACTTATAAAAGGAGTGTGTTAAATGGCTAATATATATTGTGAAAATTATAATTGTGAAAACTACTTTGAACATATGTGTATGCTTGAAAGAATTGAAATTAATAACTTGAAAGTGTGTGAAAGTTACATTGAAGGTAAAAATGAGCTATATAAATTAGAAAACGGATATACTATACATCCTAAAGATTTGAAAATGGCGAAAAGTAAAGATTATTCTGTTGAAGTTACTCATATTCCAACTGGTATTACAGTAAAATGCCGTTCTACAAATAGTATTTTAAAAAATAAAAATAAGTGTTTGGAAATTCTAGAAGAAGAACTAATAAAAATAAACTCTCACTTAGAGCTAGAAGATTTACGCTAAACAGGAAGTGATTTTATGAAACGAAGAAGATGCAGTTGGTGTGGAAAATTATTTTATCTTGAAGAAAAATCTAAGGATGTTTATTGTTGTAAAGAATGTAGGAAGAAGGCTAAGAAGGTGAAAAAATGAAAGTTTTTCTTGTAATAGATGGAGAACCAGTTGGTAAAGAAAGACCTAGATTTAACTTGGCTACTAAAAGGACCTATACACCACAGAAAACTAAGGACTATGAAGAATTAATAAAATGGTTATATCAATCTAAAGTTAGACATTATTTTACTGGATACATAAAAATGACTTTAAGATGTTATTACTCTATAGCAAAAAGTAACAGTAAAAAGATTAAAGAGCAGAAAAGAAATAATGTGTTAAGACCCAATAAAAAACCAGATATTGATAATGTGGTCAAGATTATAGCTGATTCACTCAATGAGATAGCTTATAAAGATGATACGCAGATTGTTGAGGTTGTAGCTAGTAAATATTACAGTGATAAACCAAGAGTTGAGGTTATATTAGAAGATGTTATCTAATCAATGAAAAAATCCGCTTGTTAGATTAGGTCCTTAGTTTTTCATAAAAATGTGAAAAAGCTAAATAGAGAATATATCAAATGATAAAGGAGAGATAGATTATGAATGAAAATATAAATAAAGAAATAACAGTACTTGGAACTTTAGAAATCGAGGGAATGAAATTTCATGATATTGAGGGTGGATTTGGAGAACATAAGAAAGCAATGCTAGTAAAAGATATAGCCGAGATACATAATAGAGAATCTAGACAGATTAATGAGCTTATAAATAAGAATAGAAAAAGATTTAAAGATGGAAAAGATATATTAGATTTGTTAGGTGTCGGTTTGGACGATACCAAAATAAAAGAATTAGGATTTACTCAACAATCAATTAATTCTTATAGAGGGTTAAAAAACAAAGGATTATTATCTGGGATTTATATATTATCTGAAAGAGGTTATGCAAAATTATTAAAAATATTAGAAGATGATATAGCTTGGGAATTATATGAGAAAATAGTTGATGGATACTTCTCTATGAGAAAGGAACTAAATAATCCTCTTTTAAGTGCATCAAAGGAGTTACAGGCTATATTTATGCTAGATAAGAAACAAGAAGTCTTAGAAACTAAAATAGAGAATGTTAATGAGAAATTAGAGAACTTTATGGATGATGCGCCACTTTTTAACATTGAGTGTGAGTGTATTGTTAAAGAGGTTAAGAGAGTAGCAACAAAATCACTTGGTGGACATGGAAGTAAGGCTTATAAAAATAAATCT